CTTCAGGGTCAGCCCCGACTTTCAGTCCGATCACCTTGGTGTTATTTGGTAACGGCTGTTCGGTTTCGTAATACAGCCACAACATGCGCAGGTAGGTCATGCTTTGCGCATCCGTGAGCCGAGCCGTAGCTTGGATGAAGTCGCCAATGTGGTGTTGGTAGTAGTGCATCAGGCACCCCCGCGGGCTTCGCGCAGTGCTGACCGTAACTTTTCCCGGTAGGCCGCGCTATGGCGTTTCTGGCATTGCACACAGATTCCGCTGGAGGTGTAGCGCCACTCATGGCCGCAAGCGGCACATGGCTTGTTTTTGTACTGCTGTTTTCCCTGCTTTGCTGCCTTCAAACGTACTGCATCCATTCCGGTCGCCTCCGCTGTTTGCTGCACTGCACATATCATGCACTATAGCAAAAATTATAACGACTGCAACCGGGTTTTTTACAAATTTTAGAAAGGCAAATCGTCGGGCAAATTGCCGAAACCATGATCGCCGGCCGGCGGTGGCGCGTAGCCGTTTGACTTCGCTTGCTGGTGCTGTCCCGGCCCCGCCTGGGCATCTCTGGGCGCGAATTTACTGATCAACACGCTGTCCCCTCCTTTGCCATTGAGATCCGGCACGCCGGCCGGGTTGAATGTCTTGTCCAGCAGCCAGAATTCCCCGCCGTCGTCGCCTGTCATGACACGACCAACAGTCATCCAGCGGCCCTTTTTTGCCCCGCTTGAATCGGTGTATTCGCCTACTTTTACCTTTAGGTCATGCGTCTTTTTTGATGCCATCGGAAAGCCTTTCAATAGTAATTTCAAGTCGCCCAGGGGCTTGCACTGCGCATCGTTCAATTGCCAGCCGATCAATCTGACTGTCATCAAGCATCACGCCGGCAAACACTAGAGCATCGAGTGCCGCCTTTAAAACATTGTCCAGATCGCGGCGGCGGCGGTCTGGCGGGTAACACAGGATGGCCACGGAAAGCCGGTCTGCAAGCTTGTGCTGATGCCCCTCCACGGTCAGTTGATTGAGCACTTTACCGCGGTACTTTCTACCCTGTTCCGAGATCAAATGACGGCCAGCAAGTGGCCCGCTTGACGGGTGCCGCCAGTATTGATTAACGCTCGGCGGCCACGGCAGATCTAGCTCAATTGGTTGCATTTTTTGATTCTGGTTGTGAAGTGTTATATATCTTACACAAACACATAAAAAAACACATTGACACATTAAAAAGCATGTTGCACAATGAACACATAAGAACACAAAACAATTTACAACATCACAGAAAGAAACACAGATGAGCAATGCAGAACTTCAATGGGCAACGAAAGTTGCCGCAATTTTGAATGAAACAGCTACTGATTTCGAGGCAGAAATCTCGCGCTTAGAATACAGCTGGAAAGTGCAACAAAAAGGTCGTGAAATTCTCGCCCTGCCTGTTGCTGAACAGAAAAGTGCGATGTACGCACTTGAAATGTGGTTCGGCCTTGACGTGCATCGGGCGATGAACGGATATTTTGATGGTTCGATTGGCGACAAGCGAATTGCAGAAGAACGTAAAAAAGGATGGTCAACTGACTGATTAACAGACAAGGCGGGGAAACCCGCCGTTTTTTGGAGGCATCAATGATTTATTTTTTGTGGTTGTTTATGTTTGGCGTATTAGGCGCGATTTGTTTCGTACTGACAGCTTTTTTTTCTGGGGCGCAAACTCAACAAACATGCGTTTTATTAATGGTGTTGTTAGTGGTAGCAGGCTGGATCACGGCCGAATTCATTGACGAAGTGGAGAGCAAAAAAAAATGTTGATCGAAGCAAAGACCACTATTTACTCACTCAAACTTGACGTGACAGAAGCGTTGCCGCCTGGAATGGTCGAAACGAAACTGATATTTCAGCGACCAGGCCAGCCCGATGAAATCGTCATTGAAAAGGTCAGCCACGTTTCTGCGGTCAAGCAAATGATGGACGGCATTTTCAAGGAACTGTATCTGGCCACTCAAACAAAAACCAATTAACAAAAAAAAATGAAAAAACTCATAAAAATCACCAGCCGGTTGCAATGGTTGGCCGAGCGCGCAAAAGACATAACTTCAACGGAAGTGTCCGCTCTTTTCGGACTGTCGCCTTACATGACAGAGTTTGAGCTTTACCACCAAAAGCGCGACAAGGTAATCGTCACGCTGGAAGAAAACGAACGTCTGAAGTGGGGCCAGCGGCTGGAATCAGCAATCGCTCACGGTGCAGCCGAGGACATGGGCTGGAAGATTGCAAAGATGGATGTTTATATTCGCGATCAAGAGGCACGTATGGGATCAAGCTTTGACTTTGAGATCCTAAGCTCAAGCGACGGCCCCGGCATCTTGGAAGTTAAAAACGTCGATCGCTTGGCATACCGCCAAAACTGGCTGGATGATGGTCAGGGAAACATCGAAGCCCCGGAGCACATTGAGCTGCAATGCCAGCATCAAATGGCCGTGACAGGTCGCTCTTGGTGCGCTCTCGTTGCCCTGGTCGGTGGAAACGAGCAAAAGATAGTCCTGCGGAATCGGGACGATGCAATCGGTGCGAAGTTGCGAGATAAGGTTATCGCGTTTTGGGAACGCGTGCAAACTGGGCGGGCACCAGCGCCTGATTACGACAGGGATGCCGAGTACATCATCAAACGCAGCTGGGCAAATGACGGCGAAGAAATGCAGGCCGATAAAGAGCTTGGTGAGTTGATCCGGTTGTATCAATTTGCTGCGCGTGAGTTCTCAGACCTTGAAAAGATCAAGGATAGGCGCAAGGCAGAAATCATTGATCGAATCGGCACCGCAAGCCGGGTTTTTACCGAATTCGGCACATTGGCATGCGGGCAAGTGCAGGATGCACCCGCGGTCGTTATCACGCCCGAAATGGTAGGGCAATCAATCGGCGGCCGAAAAGGTTATCGGTCGTTTCGTTTCAACAGCAAGAAAGGTCAGTAATCATGGAAATCAAGATTCAGAAAAACGTGCCGATTCCCGGCAAGGCAAAGAAAACAAGCAAATATCCGTTCGAGAAAATGGCTGTTGGCGATTCGTTTTCCGTACCCGTAAAACCGGCAGGTCTTTACGTAGCAGCCCGCAAGTGGGCAAAGGATAACAACGGGGATGCCCGCTTTGTAGTGCGCGCCGACGGCGAAGGATCACGCTGCTGGAGGGCAAAATAATGTCAAACGAAATCACGGCAATTGACAGCATGCGGAACACGCTCAAGGCAATGACTGTTGAATTTCAGGCCGCGTTGCCTCCGCAAATCCCGGTGGAAAAGTTTATCCGCACCACGATGACGGCAATTCAGATGCAGCCAGGGCTACTGAATGCCGACAAACGAAGCCTGCTGGCCAGCACCATGAAGGCGGCCCAGGACGGTTTGCTGTGTGACGGGCGCGAGGCTGCCCTGGTTGTGTATCGCACCAAGGAAGGCCCCAAGGTTCAGTACATGCCGATGGTCGGCGGCATTCTCAAGAAGATCCGCAACTCGGGCGAGCTTGCCAGCATCGGGGCGCATGTAGTGTATGAGCGCGATCAGTTCGAGTATCAGCTGGGCGATGATGAACAAATCGCGCACAAGCCGTTTCTTGGCGCAGACCGCGGCCAGCCAATCGCTGCTTACGCAATCGCCAAAACTAAGGATGGCGCAATTT